CAGCAGTATATAAATTCATAATACTATTCCTTTAAAATCCTAAAAGACTTCCACCAAACGTTTTGCCAAGTGTAGACATATCAGTAAACAGTACGCTACTTACAAGCTTACCAAACGAAGCAGAAGAGTTTGCATCAATCATCATTTTACGTTCTTCAAGTGACAATTGTTCTTGTGCAAGTTCATTCAAGCGATCTTGTTGGTTCTCTGCACTTGTCCATGCCCATTCCATCTGGTCACCATATAGCTGCCACATGTTATTGTAAGCAGTGTTAGAGATGTCCAGTGTGTTGATAGCATTCAATTCGTTTGCACGGTTAATAGCAGCAGTATCTGCTGTAGCAATCTCTCTACGCCACTGAGCATTTGACTGATCAACTACCAACTGGTTCTGTGCATTGAACTGTTCACGTTGGTTCTTCATCTCAGCATTAAACTGGTTAGCTGCATTAACTTGACCTGCATTAAAACGTTCTTGTGCATTCTGTTGTTCTGAATTGAACATGTTAATAGTTGAGTTCAAGTTGTCGTAGAACTGATTAGCTTGGTTCTCTGATTGTGCATTAAACTGACGTGAAGCATTTACAGCAGCTTGGTCAGTCAACATAGAGTTAATAACCTGTTGTGACTTAAACAGTTCTGTTTGTTGTTCGTTGGACAAGTTAGCCATGTCTAGCTGTAAGAAGTTTTGAGCATTCTGTACTGCAGTCTGTTGACGGTTGTTCAGGTTACCCATGTCTAGGTTAGCTAGTGCAGATGCCTCTGCAAGAACCATAGCTTGACGGTTAGACAAGTTCTCTAAGTTCATTGTTTGTACTGAACGAGCATTCTCTAACTGAATCTGTTGGTCAGCAGTAAAGTTCATATTAGCAATGTCACTAATTGTACTTGCTTTTAATACACGAGTTTGGAAGTCTTGATCAAACTCTTGACCCAAGAACTTAGCACGTTGTTCTGCCGCAAGCATAGCACGTGCTTGACGATTTGACAAGTTCTGTGCTTCAAATTGTGCTTGTGTAGCTGCATCAGCTTGTGCAATTGGTAGTGCACTTTCCATAGCTGCTTGCATAATGGCTTGTCCTGCCATTGACGAAGCACTAAGACCACGAGCAGCCATCTGTTGGTTAGCTAGACGTACAGCCCCTGCAGCCCACGGGGGTGGTGCAGTACCCTCAAACTGTTCCATCAAGCCTACAAGCTGACCTTGTACTGTGGCTTTCTCTGAAGGTGTAGCAGTTGCTGCATCAATCTGTTCAGTAAACTTAGCTGCTTTAGTTGCATCTGCAGAAGCACCAGATACTATCTCGCCGTCTTGTATCTCACGTTGTACTTCATTCTCCATGAGAGTTGCAGTACCTTGTGCAGCATTCAGATCACCTACCATACTTGCTGTAGCCATAGCTGCAGACACTTTAGCACGAGCATCGTCTTCATTGGTCTGTGCTGCGTTTAGTGCCTGTGTCTGTGCAGCCACTTGATCTGCTTGTACGTCTGCTTCATACTTAGCTGTATCAGGCTGATCTACATTTGCAGATAAATATGTATTAGCTAGTGCAACTTCACTTACACCAAACTCACCAGACACCTGACCACTACCTTGAGGAATAAACTGACCTGCTTCTTGTTTAATCATAGTAGGATCAACACGAGCACCTTCAGGCAACGTAGGATCAGTTGCACGTTCAGTCATTACATCTTTAATTGTTTTCTGTGTGGATTGATAGAGTGGCTGAAGCTGTTGCAGACGTGAATATGTGTCTGACACTTCTTTGCCCTTAGCTTCTACAAGTTCTTTTAGGTATGGATCATTAGGATTGGCTGCAGCTTGTTGTTGCAGACGTTGTAGTTCTAAGTTTTGTTGTGTGTAGTTTGACTGTGCATTGGTATACTCTTGTTCAATGTTTTGAATATCACCAGTTACACCACCAGTTACACTACTAGATAAATAGTTACGGTAAGCATCTTGTTGTGCTTTATTTTGTGTATATTCTTCACTACCCTTAAAGTTATTAATGTAAGTAGGAATAATGTTAGCAGCATCGTTTTCTACACTAGAACGATTTTTTGCAGTATTCTTAATAGTTGTTCCATCTGCATACGTAATAGTCCAGTTACGTGGTCCACCTGAAATAGTATACTTATTAGGATCGGCAGGAAGTTTACCAGACTTAAACATATCTTTAAGTTGAGGACCAAAATGACTAGGTACATTAGCAGTGTATTTTTTAATTACATCTTCACCTAATGGTTCAGGCATAGTAACTGGTGCAGGACCACCATCACTAGGACCAGTACCTATTTGAGCACCCTGCTGTTGAGCATACTGTTGTGCTTGCTGCATTGTGTCAAGGTTAGTCTTTACAGCTTTACCTGTTTGATCAAGTACCTGAAAACCTGTGTCTGTCTTTTGTGTAGTGTACAGAGGTTGTTGTGTTGACACTTGTGGTGTAGTTACATTTGGACCAAGCTGCATAGTCTGAGGTTGTGGTTGTTGCACTTGATCTTCAGGTTTTTGTTGTTGATTAATAGTTGGAAAACCGCCTACCTGAAACTTTTGTACTGCACCACCACGTGCCATAGTCATAGCTGCTTGTTTAAACTGATCCATCTGTGCTTGTTTGTCAGGATTTTGATTAAGGTATTCTTGAAAGCCAGACATGTCACCAGTATAACCCAGTGTACCTGCAATTCGTTGCATGGCATTTGGTTTAAAACCACCGAATGTAGGATTTTTAATTTGATTAATCATATCTATGCCTTACTATTTTAATGTCATCCAGACTGCACCTGCTATAAAAGTCAGTACGCCTACTGTTGCTATTTTTACAATGGTATTCCATATACCTTTACGAGTATCACGCCATGCTTCTAGTAAGCTACGCATCTCAGTTATATCTTTGTGTGCGTCATCATCTAGCAGTCCAATAGAACGTAAAGCTTCCTTTGCCCCACGTCTTGCTGCACGATCTAGCATAGCTTCTAGTTCATCAGATGTTAGCTTAATGTCCGACATGGCCTAACTCTTATGATTTAGTAGGCCAATCGGCAGCTTCTAGGTGAGGCCAGTTAGCATGGGTAGTGATGTCACGTAGTGCTTGACGGTAAGCTGTTTGTTCAGCAGTCATAGTCAAGTCAGATGATGCCCACCAATCAGTTTCAGCAATCAAGCGATCACGTTCATTGCGATTACTTTCTGCTGCATCACTGTCAAGACGTGCTTGATATGCTGCTTCATGTTCTGCTTTAGTAGTTGTAACACCATCTTCTGTGGTGTCACTGAACATATCAGCTATTTCCCAAGCCTCAACCCAGTTGCCTAAGCTGTCCTGTACGACACCATTGCGGCGTACTGATTGATATGCACCAATACCTTCTGTAGGTTGAGGTGCACGTAGCACAGGGTCTACATTAAGTGCGTCAAACACGTTAGTGCTCCACACTTTAGGCATAGACATGTTAGGGTTTTCCTTGCGGAGTTGCCCCTGTGATTTAAGTTCGCCTGTTGTGCGATCACGATATTCAGTCATTAGTTGATACTCCTTTTATGACCTTGAGTTATGCTGCGATTGCATAGAAAATATAAGTTCTGCCGCTTAGGTTCATATCACCACCAGCACCTGCTGGCACGCTAAATCCCGCAGAATATGGATCTATTCTATCTTGTGAGCTACTTATTCCACCAGCACTTTCCATTTCAGTAAAGCTATCATTTCCAGATGCAATGCCATTGCCAAAAGCTGTATTATACATTTGCCACGACCCCGCATGAGAAGAACACTTGACCATTACCCAGCTTGCGCCATTGGAAAACCCGCAATCAACATTGATGTCAGAACCAGTACCCGTGTAAATACCCACCTTAGAGACACCAGCAAGTGTGGCAAAAAGATATGCAACATAATTTTCATTATTCGCATTTATATCTGGATCGGCAATAATAGAAAAAGTTGTATCTGTCGGTTGCGATGGAAAATATGCTTGACTTACCGCACCAGTAGTACTATTTAATAGTAGTCGTTGCGTTGTAGAGGTATTACCCGATCCCGTGGGTAAAGAAGATGTCCAAGACCGTGCATTATCACGACTTTTAATCCAAATTAATTCAGGGGCAACACCAAGACTATGAGATATAATATGGGGGTTTGCTCCGTTCCCGATGTAAGGAACGACATCAAAAAAATGAGGCGCACGTTTCCATGCTTGGTATCCAATTAAGTCAACTTGACTATTAATATCTGTTGCGGCCCCCACTTGGACATGATTTTGAGCCTCATTAAAATGCACGGCATCATTGTAACTATACGCTGTATTGCTATTGGTTGCGAATGTTCCACTGCCAAGCGCTCTTGTGGCTACATAATGATCCTTTGAACTTCCAGATGGCTTGATAATGCACATATCAGGAGAAAAGCCAAAACCAGCATTGCTGTTAGTTGTGGTATTGTTTGAGATATTATTTGGTTGCCATCTTGTGCTACCAGATGCAGATAAATTTTGACTTACATCAAATACATCAGATGCACTTTCTGGTATGGCAGTCCCACGGCGTATGGCAACATAAATATATGTACCGCTGTTCCATGTATCACTTATTTCTGTTCTAAACCCTGTCGCCGTTGGGTCTAGCCAATTTTCTGTGCTATTTTCAAAAGAAGTGGTGTTGGGGAACAAACGATTGTCAAACCTTGAGGTGAAACCGCTCATACTGTTAAAAATAACCCAGTTTCCATTACCTGAAGTTTTCTTAAACAATAACCATTGCGGCTCAAAACCTACATTAATTTCAGCTTCACTTCCTGTTCCTGAATAACTCCCACACTTGATAATGTCCTGATCCCCTGTAGGGCCGAAATTACCGTCACCATCGTTGTGGGCGAATAGGTAGGCTATATAAGTTCTACCAGAGATATTTAGGTTACTTCTTACAGTGAAGGATGACGTTGTAGGATGTGTATATGTCCAATAGTCGCTAGTAAAAGCGGATGTAGTGCTATGAAGCATAGCAACATAGTTTGCATCATTTGTACCATTGTTCATTCTGCGGTGATACACGTTCCAATCATTCGTACCGTTAGTCTGCTTAACGAGCATCATGCCGACAGTATGATCTAGGTTATGTGAAATCGTTCTGTCGCCAGTGCTGTCGCCGTTCCAAGTAACAATGTCAAAAAACTTGGGGGTTTTTCTAAATGTGAAAGCCACATGATCCTTGCCACTATTATTCTCTGACGTAACATTGCTTCCAACGGTAAATCCGCTAGTCGTGAAATTGGTTAAACCCTGACCACCACCTGCCGTAGCTTGCCCACCTGTGGTATTGCTGTGAATGTAATTTCTCACACCCCTAGTCGTGTCGTAAAGTGCATGGTTGTCAGAAAAATCTCTACCTTTCAGCCAAACCAGACCGCCTTCGGTACTCAAATCAATATTGTTAGTTATTGTTAATGAGGAGCCTGTTCCGTGATATAAATAGCTGCTGAATAATTCTTCTACGTTTGTACCACCACCACCTGCTGCAGACATCATTAACTTTTTAATGTTACTCATTCTATGTTATCCTAAGTCTAAACCTGCTGTAAAGCCATACCATGTAGTACCACCATCATGTGTGTAGAACACAAACTGATCTACTGCAGAGGCAGTGCTTGTAAGTTGAGGTACACCAGAGGCTGCATACTGATCTGCATTAGGCCAAATAATAGCACTAGGCCATGTTACAGTATAACCACTAGCACTTGCATCTTGTACAATCTTCAGTGAGAAACCATAAGCTGTACCACTTGCAGGTGGGTTGCTGATTGTAAATGTGGTGTTCTCCGTTAGTGTATGGCTGAATACGTTACCTGCTTCACAGTCAATCGTAGTTGCATTACTTGATGATGTTACAGCAGCAAATGTTTCATTGTAAGATGTTACCACAAGTTCGCCATCAATGTCAACATCACCTGTGTAACTTTCTAGTGCGAAGTCAGTAAGTTTACTATCAAGTTGTGTCTGGATGTTTGACGTTACACCGTCTACATAGTTAAGTTCTGTAGTACTCGCAGTAATACCATCAAGAGTGTTTAGTTCTGCAGTTGTTAAAGTTGCACCATCAAGGATGTTTAACTCCGTACCTGTTGCAGTTACTTCTGTGCTATCAAGAGTAAGACCTGTAGTAGTAATAGTTATGTTAGAAGAACCGTCAAAGTTAGCTGCACCTGATGTTACACCTGCAATAGTGATGGTACGTGCAGTTGTAAGTGTATCTGCCGTATTTGCAACAATAGAACCTGAACCTGTTAGAGTACCATCAACTGTAAGATTACCCGTAATTGTACCATTACCTGATACAGCTAAAGTTCCCACATTTGCAGTATCAATAGAGCCAGTATCAATGTAAGCAGTGCCATCAATATAGGCGTTACGCCACTCAGAACCAACGGCACCAAGATCGTAAGAGTCATCAACAGAAGGAATAAGACTTGAAGCAATATCCGCATTTACTGTCACCGTATCTGAAGCTGCATCACCAAGTGTTGTGTTACCGTTAACTGCAAGAGTACCTGTAAGTGTTGTGTTTGTTGATACAGATAGTGTACCTGTGATTGCAGTTGAACCTAAACTAACTGCACCTGTAGATGTAATAGAACCATCTAAGTTAAGATCACCTGCTAGATAAGCATCTTTATATTTCAGGCTAGATGTACCAAGGTCTACAGTGTTTGTAGTTTTAGGGCGTAGTACAGAGGCTGTAGCTACAACATCCTGTGTTGGTCCAATGACTTCAATAGGCGCACCTTCTGATGTAGTGCCATCGTGAGTATGGCCCGTACTAGCATTAAATGCTGTTTCAATAGCATTGAACTCGTTGTCAAGATCATCGGCATCAATAACATTACCGTTAGCAATATTATTACCTGTATCTGCTCTTACGTAACCTGTACCCATAAGCTTTCCTTACTTCCTATTGTTTTCAGCAAATTCAAGTATTGCTGTATCTAACAAAAATGCTGAATTAGAACTGTCATCTTCTATTCTTAGTGCCACTGTATTACCTGAACCTACAATGTTATTGTTAAATGATTGTGTACGAGGTTCTCCGTATGCAGTTGTACCATATACTGCTAAGTTATTACCGAAGAAACCACCGCCACCTGCGTCTGACACAATTGATATTGTTGCAGGTTGTATTTTGTTTTTATCATTTTGATTATATCTAAGATTACAGTCAATATTAATTGCACCAAATGGTTTAATATATAGATCAAGTTTATAAAATGTTTTACGTTTCTGTGGATCGGTAACTGGCATAAATGGTGATTCATATATAGCTACAACATTGTCACCATCACGGGATGTGCCACTTTCCATACGATACACATAACCGTCATTGTTTGAAAAGATTACATATTCGTTGTCACCAATGTATTGTGAGTCAGCAATATAAACTTTGTAGCCCTTTGTTTCAGCCCACTGAAAACCTGTACCACCTTGGTCAATAAACTTAGTAGCTAGTACACCCTTAGCAATGCCAACTTTTTCACCATTCACATAACCAAACATACGGTACTGTGCTTTACCACGAATTACTGTACTAGAAAAACTTCCTGCATAAGACTGAAGTTCATTTACAGTAGGGCGTATATTCTTTGATGCAACGTCAATACCAAAGTCACCAATACGTTCTGTTGAGCTTAGTGTACGTAGTCCGTCTGGACCAAGGAACATAATATCAGAACCAACTTCTTGAATTGTATCAGCACTTAAACAACCAAGGTCTTCTGTGATTGCACTAAGAGTAAAGTCAGCAGCACTGTTACCATTTAGTCGCATAATCTTATCACGACAAAATACAATCAATGAGTCACGATAAACTTTAAGGCCAGTAATCTCTGAGTTAAGACCAATGCTACCTGCACCATTAGCGGGATCAAAGTCTGTGTCTGAGTATGGTGCAGTAAAGACTAGTTCAGAACCATTACCAAAAAACAATGTACTCTTAAATAATTCTACTGTGCTTGCACCTTCAACTGCACTGTTACCTGTGCCACTGCCAGTTATATAAGTCATAGCCTGTGTGCTATCAGTGTAGTATGCGGGATAGTTTAAACCATCAACAAACACGATCTTTAAAGCATTGTTAAAGTTATAGCTTACGTGTCTTGCTTTAGTAAACCCAGTATCACTAGCAGTTACAAGAGATGACCAAGCAGGTGTAGCATCTGTTGTGTTAATTAAATAATATACACCACTACGTGCAGCAATAAAACGTTCTTCATCTGCATTTTCTACAACTGCTAATGCTTGTGTTACACCACTACCAGTTAACTGTGCATCATCTAGTTTAGTGTATCCTGCTACTTTACGGTACCCACCATCAAGTGACGGTTCAAAGTTTTGCAGAATAAATGCAGAGCCTACAGCATTCATACCCTGTTGCAATGGGCTAATGTTAGTAACCAAACCACCCGTAAACTGTACAGGGAATGTGGACCAAGCTGTAGTCATGTCTTATACTTTCAATAAACCAAATGTATTTGGATTGCTATACTTTACAGTAGAACGTACATACTCATATGTGTTAATTTGTAGACTACGCATATACTTAATGCCTTGTTCAAACTTTTGTTGAGACAGTTGAGCAGACTGATTGTCACCTCTAAATTGATAGGCATAATACATAGCCCCATCAGTAATTACATGTTTAAACTCTTGTGGTACTGTAGGTACATCATCATATAATTCTAACTCTACAGGATTACGATAATATTCATATACTAGTTCATAAGCTTTATCAGGTGTAGGAAATATAATAAATTCTTGACTAGGTGTTCTACTTACGTATCTTGGTTTACCACGTATACCTGTATCACTATTGTACTCATAGTCAGAATACTTGTCAAGATATTCTTGATATGTAATACTTTGCAATTTTGTAGTTGTGATATTTAAGCTACTATTACGTTTGATACGAAAACTATTCATGTCAATTGTTTTAGCATCATAAGGATACCCATAACGTGTGACACCTGCAGTTAGTATGTCTTCTTCTTCTACGTGATTCCAAGGCCAACCAAACTCTTCGTGATTGATGTGACGAATAGCAGAGTTAACTGAGTCTTTAGCTGTATTATAATAACCTGTAGCTGTAGCAAAGTTAGAACTTGTAAGCTCTACTTCATTGAGCCTACGGTTTACTTCATTTACAAGTCCAAGAAAGTTATATGCCATTATTTTTCCCTTACACGTAGGAATACAGTACGTTCAAATATTAATCCGTCAGAAGTGGTTATTGTGCAATACAGTCTATATTTAATATTATCTGTACCTAAACCCATACGTGCTGTTGCAACACTATCTGTGTTTGTTGCAGATACCAGTTGTATTCCATGTACTACTTGACCACTAGGAACTAATTCCGTTTTAACACCATCTGCATTATCAACCGACCACGTAACACTGTTAATAGTTGCAGGTGTAATAAAACGTGACCAATCAATGCTGTAATCAGCTAGTTCATCTGGGTCTTTGTTAGGCCACTTTAATGACATTATATATTCCTATTATGCTGCACGTACATGTGACATGTTTGTATTAGACGAAGCTGCCGCAATGTATATTGTACGTGGTCTACTGTAGTCAGCTTTAATTGACTCATAGTCAAACTGTACTGCGTTAATTGTTTCATCACCTACAGTAAACGTACCCTGTACACCCACTGGCAATACTACAGCTTGACAATCTGTTGTAACAGTATTTCCTGATACTGTACCTGCTACACCTTTACCTGCTAGACTGATGTTAGCATCCGACTCAACTACAACTTCGTCACCATCTACTAGAAGTGAGTCAGTGATAATCTCTAAGCCAAACCCTACAGGTTGGATAGTTGGGCCAAATCCTGCATCAACAGTAAGGTAAGCAAGGTTAGCTGCATTTACAATGTCTGTAGAAGCATTTGTACCATCAAAGTGTAGTAATGCTAATGTGTCATCATCTACTGCAAAGGCAGAGGTAGGTGGAGTAAAGCCTGTTCCAGTATATTTTGCTACATCAGAAAGTCTTACTTCGTCAATGTAACCATCAAAATCACCAAAACCATTTTTACCTACAGTAAAAGTACCATTGTCTGGGCGGTTAGCAGTAGAACCTGATTCCTCTAATGTTCCGTTAATGTATAGTCTATGAACGTTTCCTTCACGTTCAACCGTAATCATAGTCCAGACATTTGCAGAAACTCTGGTATCAGAAATAAAGAGAGTCGTTGATCCTGCAACAGTACCTTGGACTTGATCTCCTATTAAATAAACACTTAATAGAGAACTTGTACCAGACTGAAATAGTCCTTTATAACCTGTAACGTTGTCAGGTCTAATCCACATATCTACTGTGAAATCACCTGAACTTAAATCAATGTTACTATCAGACTCTACATAATCATCTGTTCCATCTAACAGTAATGATGCAGTGCCAAACTTTTGTTGTGCTGTAGAAAGTTGTGCATCACCCTCTGCTGTAAATGTTGAGAATGAGTTAGAGCTAGTTATATTACCTGTAGCAGATAC